CCTTGAAAGTGCTCTTCTGTATTTCTTCACCCTTGAAGAAGATAACTTTCTTTTTACCCCACCCATAGTTTTACCACCTCTCGTTGGTCCACCGCCCGCACGACCAGTTGCTTTTGAATTAGATGATTTACCACCAAAAAACGCATCATATAAAGCACCACCGACAGCATCACCAACAAAACCACCAGCAAGACCACCCAGAAAATTACCCGCAACAGGAACAACAGATCCAGCAGCTGCACCAACAGCACCTAATAATCCAGCCCCTATTGCTCTAAACGCTGCTCTCCCCGGGTTCTCTCCTAGAGCGACTGATAAACCAAAATCAATTAACGCACCAACAACTGGTAAGGGTATTCTCTTCAAGAATGGTCTTACGCTAGAGAGTATACCCTTAGCACCAGTAATTTTTGGTCCAGTACCAGGAAGTTTAAATCTTGGTTTTCCACCAGTTCCAGTTGTTACCGTTGGTCTCTGCCTAAGTGGGTTTCTTATATCAGGTCTCCCTTGGGCACCTCCACCACTCGTTGTTATTCTAGGGTTGCCTCTTGGTCCTGGTTTTCCTTTTGGTCCTGGTTTTCCTTTTGGTCCAGGACCTCCACCACCAAATCCACCAGATCCTCCAATAATCATTCCTGCAATAATTGCAAGATTTAAAAATTTATTTAAAACACTTGACAACTGATCAAACTGTTTTACTCCTGCATCACCAAAAAGATTTTTTACAAATCCTCTCGTTGCATCATACGCTTTATATCCCCAGTCAATAAATGTTACTAATCCATCTAGAAGTTTTCCACCAACATCAATAATAAGATCTGCCGCTGCGCCTAAAAATTTAACTATAGGCATTATTGTTGGAAGATGTTTTAAAAGTCTTACAGCAAAATATCCAAGAATAATGTTTCCAATAAAATTTTTAATCCAGTCTAAAATACCAAGTCTAGGGGCTTTAGGCATTTTAATCTCACCCTTCTCAGCATTTGGTTTTGTCTCTAGTGTTTCTTCCTGCTTCTCTCTCCTTTTTGAACTCTCTTGTCTTTTTGAGTCATCTAATTTTTTCTTTTCTATAGCTAAAGTTCCTTTCAAAATATTATCAATTTGTATTACCTTTACTTTTATAATTCCAATATCTTTTAATGACTTCTCCGAGAGAGTAATGGGGGAACTTTTTGTATTAACAATTGTGTTGGAAACTTTTGCGAGTGCCCCTCCCTTAGATGATGGTAAAAACTTTTGTGCGTTAATTGCCATATCTTATTACCTTTTTACCCCCTTAACCTGAGCGGAGGAGTTGTTTGCTCTTGGATTTGTCGCACTAATCGGTGGAATGCGTGATCCACCCCTACTACCACCACCACGAACATTTCCTTTTGGTTTTTGGATTACTGTAACTTTTGGTTTTGGTTTAGCTGGTGGTGCGACGGGTTTAACGCCAGCATTTTTAGGACGGGCAAATCTTGATTTATATGCCTCACCTGTATTTTTTTGAGGTTTATCGTAAAGTTTTACAGACCCACCTCCTAATTTTTGCTCTTCTCTTTTTCTTTTATCAGCAATCTCTGCCTTCTTTAATTTTTCATCAACAAGTTTCCTCTGGGCGGGGGTCAGTTGTTTTGCCGCAAACTTCTTAAGATCACCGAGTTCACTTAACTCATCAATTTGAGCTTTTGTTTTAAATCTTTTAGGATCTAAACTTGATCCCTCTTTCTTGGCATCATATCCAAACAACTTATTTCTAAGCGCGAGGATATACTGAGGAAGACCTCCTCCCTCTGTAGCATCCTGCATTGGTTTTAAGTCCAACTTCTTAGCAATTTGTCCTATAGGAATGTCTAAAGGACCTAATTTAATCTTTTTCTTTGGATCTTGAAAAGATTTTACTTGGTCTTCATACTGTCTTTGAGCTGCTGATCCTGCACCACCCAGATTAACTTTTCCAGGATCAAAACCATATGTGTCTAAAAGATATCCTTTTCCTGTTTTTGGATCAACATAAAATCTAACGGTGCCTTGTTCTCTATATCTTGGATCACTCTTATCAACTTTACCATATGGGTTAATAAGATCTCCACTCTTCAAGGTTCCAGATGCCATTCTTTCTTTTAAAGTGTCCAGATATATTTTTTTACTTTCTTTACTCATTTTGTTGAGTTGCATTTGGCCAATGTTATATGCGCTCTCAACACCGGACTTTCCTGTGATCATAGCCTGGGCTGCTAAATCTCCATACTTGGCATTTTCTTTTGATATGCCAATAGACTTTAAATAAGACTCTGTTTTCATCTTATTCATAGCATTAACAAACGGTAAATTTGGCAATAAATCACTTAAAAAATTTGTTGCTTGATTTTTTGCTGCGCCAGATAATTTACCCTCTTCATTTAAATACCCATTTTTTATAAGTTTTTTTTGTATTTCACTAACCGCTTGTCCAACCTTTTGAACTCTTGGATCTGATTTTACCTTGTTAATAGTATCTTGAATATATTTTTGAATCCCACTTGTACTCTCTTTTAATTTTGTGACCCCAGCGGATGCCTGTTTTCCCAGATCACCGATAGTTCCTCCACCAAATTCACTTGGTATATTAATACCGCCAATATTAGGCATCTTAAATCCGCCACCGGGCATTTTAAGTCCGCCACCTACGTTTCCTCCTTTTCCTCCGTAGGTTTTAGGATCCGCAGGATTAATTCCTTGAGAGGCAAACCAATTATAAATGTCAATGAAACGTTTTCTATCATCACCTATTTCGCCGATAGAACCACCGCCTTGAGCAAAGGTAGTTCCTCTAACAACTCTTGGTTTATTAGTGCCACCTCCAGCAGCATTCATTGCCTCTAAAGTGTCAAGTCCCCAGGTCTGCACCGCACCCGCAGACATAACAAACTCACCATCAGTCAACATCGCAGGGACTTTATCTACACCTTTTTCTCCACTTACATAACCAGCAACATCTCCACCACCAGAGAACCCGTAGGATTTTGTTTGACCGGTTTTTAAGGCAGAGATCTGTTCGTCAATCTCAGACCCAACACCTTGCATTTTTTGAAAGATGTTTAGATTAGCTTTTTGTTGTTCTAAACTTCTAATTTTGTCTTCAGTTGATCCTGGTTTTGATTTTACCTGTCTTTCCTGCTCATTAACTGTCTCAGGAAACATTGCGGGTATTGTTGCACCTGCTGTAAATAATCCAATTGCAGCAGCTGCTTTTGGATTTTTTGCTATTAATTTTAATAATCCTGGTATGGCAACTCTACCGATACGGAAGATAAATCCCCCTATCATCTTGGTTAGACCTAAAGTGAGTCTGCCAAATGATGTACCAAATAAAATATAAGCACTTAATAAAGCAGGCCAAAAATCTTTTACAAAACGAATGATTGATTGAAGTTTACTCCTATTTTGAGGGTCACCCATCCATTGTATGAGTTTAAAAACAATTCTTCCCAGAAAAACAGTGACTAAAAATTCAATAATTCTATCTAAAATACTTTTGACAGGTGCGATTATTTTTTCAGCTGCCCTTTTTAATCCATCAAATCTTTTTTCTAACTTACTCTCTGCGAGTGCCCTTTTGTCTTGCTCTGCTTTTCGTCTATCAGCGGCAGATGCTCCTTCAGATATTTTTTTTTGCTGTTTAAAAGTCTCTGAAATGGAAATTACCGCAGAGGCAATCGCTGATATGTCGTTCTCTAAACTTTTAACCACTGGAGAAGTTCCAATGGAAGTTGCTTTTCCAGGTAGGGCTTTTGTTGCTTTAACTCCAGTTAATTGACCTTTTACTGATCCAACATTAAAAGATCCTGCTGATATTTTTTTCTTCTTTACGGTAAATCTACCTTTATCTTTTTTTCCCTTTACTCTCTTAAACTCTTCTGTAAGAAGCATCATTTCCTCAGTGGGAATGGTCTTCTTTGTCATCCTACCTCTTACCATTGCTTCTTTGAGAAGCGTTAAGTAAGTATCATAATCCAAATCAAAGACATCCTCAAGACCAATTAGTCTCAGTATTCTAGAATCAATTGTCTCTGTTGGATTAGAAACGGGCATTGCTCATTTGTTGTTGTTGTTTTAACTGCTCTTCTTCAAGGTGTTGTTGTAATAATGCGACATAGATATCTCTTTCCCAAGGTATCATATTCTCAATCTCCCATAAAGAGTATTTATGGTACTGTATTAAAGAAAAGTTTAGTTTGAAATAATTTTCCAGGTCCATGTGGACCATGGCTACGCGAAAAAAGATGCTAACCCTTCTAGAACAACTTCACTTTCAATTTCAGTGACTGGATTTTTAACTTTGATCGTATGAGACAGTTTAGGCATTGTCTCAAAGAATTTTTCAATGCCTTTAAACTGAGAGGAATTCATTGAGTCTAAGAAGTCTGACAGTTCTTTCTTTGTTACATCAGCAGTTGACCATACCTCATCCTCAGTAAAGATTTTATCAATACAAGATCCAATCAACTCAAATGATTGTTCCATTGCATTCTTATCATTAAAATCAAAGTTATTCTTAATGAACTCATCCAGTGACGGATACTTCATCTCCATCATAATACTAGAGTCAAGTTTAATTTTATTCGTATGCTCTTCGTTCTTCTGAACTTTAATATCATCTAAACTAATTTTTACAGGAACTTGTGTCTCACCATCATCTGGGCAAATGATGTTGACTTCAAGTTCTTCTCCAACAGACTTACCGCGAATATTTAAGAATAAAAACTCAATATCAAAAGTAGGCAGTGCTTCTACTTTGATATTTTTGGTAAGAATACAGTTTTTAATAACTGTTTTGATAGCAGTTGTAATTTGCTTTGTATCTTCGCTTTCTAAAGCAATTACAAGTAGTTTTTCTTCTTTTACAAGAAAGGGTCTGTATTGAATTGTTTCTCCTGATGATGGCAACTCAAGTTCATAAGTTGGCGTAGCAATCTTTGGTAAAGGCATGATGTCCTATAGAATGTTCAGTGTGATTATTTATGAGAGGTGGACGAAAAGAAAAGTGTCACTGGCTCTGTTGACAAACATAAAAAAGATACTATAATAATAGAGTAATTAAGCAGTTCTCTGCACCTCAAATGAAAAAAACTTCTCTTGTTATTGGTGGACTACTCGCAGCTCTCGCTGTTCCCGCTATTGCATCAACTCAAAACGAATCTCCAATTGTACATAGTGCTTCTCTTCTGCCCAATCAAGTTGAGTTTCTCAAACTTGTAGATAATGAAGCGGGCACAAATCTGTCTTCCTTGAAAGATGACTCCACAGTTATTACTCTAGTTCAAGCATCCGCACGAGCGTGTGGAAATGTTGAACTCCAGAAAAAAGTTATTTCTGCTCTCGGAGGGAATGATGCAGATAAAAACTATGCATCTAATAAATTCCAAACGTTATTCTGTAACAATAATCTTTGATAGGAGGGAGTCTTTTGACTCCCTTTTTTTATTATTCAACTGCCTGTCCAGTGTGATTACTTATTACTCTATTTCTACCTTCTCACCCCACCAAAATCATTAATCGTTACTGGTGACTCATCAATAACCTCTGGATTGATAATTCGTCCATTAATATCACGTTGAATAGCAGGATTAAATTCTCCAATACCCAAACCAGCTCTTGCTCTTCTATCAAAATCTGCGTCAGAGAATCCAGGTCCAGCACTATTAATTGCTGCTTGTTCTATTGGTGTGGATCTGGCAGGTTGATCAGGAGCTTGTGGTGGGGGGTCATTAGTTTTATTTAGAATATACCTCACATAAGTCATACTCACTGTGCATTTTAATAAAGATGAACTATCATAAGAAACTGGCATTGATGTAATACTGATTGGATATGTTTTTATAAAATCATATTTTAAAGTCCCTCCTCGTGTTCCTTTTGCTCCACCATAACTACTTCTTTCGAATTTTGTAATGGATAATCCTTCAGCTTTATATTCGTCAATATATTCGAATCTATAAAAATATTCATGAGATTTTGATGTGATGTTTCCTCTTTCAGGTTGTGCGTTATCACTTGCTTCTTGTGCTATAAATTTCATCCATGTTTCAAAAACTCTAATCGGTAAATAATTTTCAGCATCAACATAAAAAGTAAAATCCACGCGATCATCATATATTCTACGATACGCATGTCTCTCTGTGACACCATGAAAATCTCCATTAATCTCAAAAGTCGCTAAATTTGATCCAGGGAGGGATGTCTCACAACACATTAGTTGCAATTTATCTAAATTAGGACCGCTTAAATTAACACCATTGTCATTTAAAAATCCTTTTTTGGTTAATTTTTCAGGAAGACCTATAGTTACCTCAAAATGAGAGGTGGTTGCCGGATGCAGTAACGTCGATTTGATTTGCGATATACTTCTGGTTCTAGGCATCTATAAATACTTTTTGACCTTATATATTATGTATGGGAGAAAGTATCAAAAGTAGATATAAACCATCTTATCCCAAGAAATACAAAGGTGATCCTAACAATATCATCTGTCGTAGTAGTTGGGAGAGAAAGTTTTGTCACTGGTGTGATTTAAATGAAAGTATTTTAGAGTGGGGTAGTGAAGAGTTTTATATTCCATACATCTCTCCTGTCGATAAAAGAGTTCATAAGTATTACCCAGACTTCATTATCAAAGTTAAGGAGAGCACAGGTCAAGTGAAGACTTATGTGATTGAGGTCAAACCAAAAAAACAAACCAAACCACCTGTGAAAACAAGTAGAGTTACCAAGTCATATATTCACGAGTGTATCACCTTTGAGGTCAATCAATCCAAGTGGAAAGCAGCAAGAGAGTTTTGTGCTGATCGGATGATTGAGTTTAAGATTGTCACCGAAGAAGAATTAGGTATCCGCTGATGGCAGAGGGTTTCGGTCAATATGTAGACACAGGCACGACAGCGAGAGTCAAAGAACTTAAAAAAAGAATATCAGAATCTGGAACGAATGATCCAGAGGATTTGATGCTTATTATTATGGAGTTATTTAAAGAAGAAGTGTTATATCCAGAACCAGGAAAGTTTTATACCTTCATTTATAATCCCAAAACACCAGGTATTGAGTATGATCAACACCCATTGATTGCCTGCACTTCATTAGAGCGATGGGGATTTAAAGCGATTAACTTTCACTGGCAACAAGGAAGACAATACACTTGGAATGAAGTTGCGGGTAAACTTCATACCATCAAATTTAATGAACTTGATGAGTTACTTGCGATACCATATGCAAAATTCCGTCTAAATAAATAAAAGACTAATTTTTTTAGCTCTGATGGGTTTCTGGAATACTAATAGCACCACACTGGGTAACGAAGTAACATACGTGAACAACACGTATAAAGATGCTAATGGGAATAATAAATTAACCACAATAACTTCCACAAACACATCTGGATATAAAGATGTTGTTGAGGGATCAACACAAAGAATTGATGATAAACCTCCAGGACTCAAGGGTTTAAGTTATGCTGTTCAGAATGATGGAAAGATAACTTATAAGTATGATGATGGGCAGGGAAATATAAAACAATATAATAGTA